GATATACTTGCCGGTCGCTTTTGCGCGTTCTTCCATGATTTACCTCAGTTGCTTGAACGGATCAAAGCCGTTGTAGCTGTATTCCCCGGCATGGTGACCGTAAATGTGTTCGTGCAGGTTTTATCTGAACCAAAGTCCAAAACCGCAATAGACTTATTCCCTCTGGTCACATTGTAAAGAAGCGCACATCGAGTAGTAAAAGCAGCGGGAACCCATAAGACATTATTAAACGTGACCCACGCTGTATAGCCACTACTACTAATAGCCGCCCCGGTGACTACGTTCCCACCAGCGCTGTACCCAGTCCCGGTGATCTCGTTAGCACTTGTATAGACGGTTGTTGACTCGTCAAGGTTAGCTTCAGCGGTATAAAGCGCAAGCTTCAACGTGTCCGTTAGCAGGTTGTGAATAGCTTCATACAACTCTGCTTTAAAGCTCGTGGTTTGAGTCTGGACGATCATTTAACAGGGTTCCTTACCTGACCGTCACGATAAGCATCCATGCGCTGCTTACCATCACCCAGATTCTTGAGCAGTAACAACGATTGACCATACATATCGTTGTATAACGAAATCTGATCCGGCTCTGCCTTCATAAACCGGGCAGCTTCTACTACCGTTCCGTTCAATAAGGCGGAATCAAAGTTATCGCCCAACCACGTAGTTTGAGCGGTAACAATAGATTCAGGATAGTAGTAATAGTGAAGTTCAACGTAATAAGCGCTGTCTGGCGTTGGCCCGACAATGAAAGAAAGCTCAGTTTCTAAATCTGACCGGGGGCCAAAGATGGCGTAGTGCTGAGGCTTGCCTGTCGAGTTTGGAGGAGGATACGCTTCACGGATGAAGTTAACATCCTTGTTTAACAGGTACGTATAGGTACCGGTGTTGATGTCTCCACCCGCTACCCCCGTAATGACCGCGAGGGAATAAACAGACAAGAAGTCCGTGGGAGCCGATAAGTACTGATTGTTAGCGGTAAATTGTCCGTAGACGTTCTTACGCAGGTTGGCAATCTGAACAGTGTTATAGATCTTCTGCTCAGCCTGCCTGACCAGCATAGCCATCTGGGCATCGGTGAAAGTGTTTTCAACGATGTCTTGGACATTAACTGCTAACTCTGTGTACTGCATAGCTTACGCCATCGGCCCGCGAGCCATCACGCCTTTGGTTGCTGCACCCGTACCACGAACCTTGATCCCGGAAGTCTTAACGTTCTTCTCCGGATATCCCGAGTTCTTAAGGTCTACCTTCGGGGCAGGTTTGGGCTGATTGGAATTTTTCTTCATCTCAGATCCCCGACTTACGAACCGACCGCATGGGTTTCATTTGATTGGCAACCTTAGCGAGGTTCCGACCCATCTCTTTCATCTGGAGATTAGTCTTACCACCCCTAGCGAACTTCGTAAGAGGCTTACCGGGGTGCATCGCTTTCTCGTGTTTGTGAACCGCTTTCTTGGCGTCCATGATAACTCCTAGGTCGTTACGACCGTTACTGTACCTACAGATGTGATTGCTACAAGATAGTTAGGCGTCAATCCAGCGTCACTAGAACTTGCACCGCCAACCGGATTCCATCCCCACTGTATATCTCTAGATCCACCGGAAGGAAACCCGTCTTCATTCGTTCCCGACGTTACATACGTCGTATCCCTTCTGGGATTACGCAAAGCTTGCGGGTCATCTACAGGATACATCCCTAATTGCAACTGGGGATGATCTGGATCATAGCATTCAGTGCAAACCAGCAGGTTATAACGTTTAGTCTTGATTATCTCTTCGCGCAGGGTTTGCAGCTTAAATTGCTGACCGCAGCGATCACACATCGCAATCGCTTTTTTGCCGCTAGCAAATCTATTACCCATGATTACGAACTAGCACCGCCAATAAACATCTGCCTTGGAACGAAACGAACTGCGGCTTTCTCCCTGTCTTCCCCGGCTGCGATATTAAACTGTTCTTCGTATACCTCTTTCAACATAGGTACACGGTTCATAAGCTCAGGCACTTTCATTGCAATGTGATATGCAAGCCCTGCTACTAAGCAAGGTAAGAACCTAAAGTTCATGTCTGCCGTCTGTAAACCTGCTCCGGCGTCCTGTACGCGCCTTAAGTACCAATATACAAACTGATACGTCTGTGTGTTATCCGGCGTGGGCCATACAGTGACGGCAGGCAGATTCGGGTTATACACAGCCGCCCCACCAGAGTGAGACGCGGCAGTTGTTCCGTTCTGCGCTCTAAATACGTTGCCTAGCGTATTCCCGTCTAGGTATCCGTAAGCGATATCTTCGCTGTCAATCCGGATAAATCCAGCATACGGCAGCCCGGCAGTAGAGCTTAACGTAATCGTCGTCGTGGAAGAGTTAATAGACCCTGACAACGTAGCCCCGGTGGGGCTTACAGATCCTGAAAGTCTCTGAATCCAAACCTGAATAGGTCTGGCCTGTTGTAACTTATTAGGGATCGTAGCGTATGTAGATACGCTGATACGAGTGATGTTTAAGTCTGCCTGCGTGGAGGAGGAGTTAGCCCCCGTCCGGATAACCTGCTCTAACAGGTCAATCGTATCTAAAGGAAGAGCGTACGTATTAAGACCGGGAGTCAACGTAATGGCACCTTGGTTGAAGGTCCACATGTTGATACCACGGTTCTGCCACTCTATCGTCATCAGGTTCATAGACCTGCGGGCTGTACGCAAGTCGTAACCTGACCGCATTTCCCGGCCAGCACGTTCCCACGCTTCTTCAGCGATCTCTGTAAATTCGAGGTTGAATAGCGTGGTGCCGGAGGTGGTCATCTAAATCTCGCTGTCTTTTCAGCTATCTTTTTAGGCTGGGCTACAAACTGCTTGCCTTTGGCTTTCCCGGCTCGCTTGGCCTTCGTAGTCGCTGCGTACTCTTGCGGGCTAAGAGACTTAATAGCTGCCTCTGGGAGATACCGCTCACCCGTCTTAGATGACGGTTTACCGGACCGTGTGGTCCATTTCTGGCTACCCCAGTCCTTGAGCGATTTCTGCGGAGCTTTCAATCTTTATAGCTCCCGCCACGAGCCTTGTATTGCTTGGCTAGTAGCTGGGCCTTGCGGGCCGACCATTCTCCTGCACCTGTACCCTGAACCGCTTGCGCCTTGATCTTGTTGAACAAGGCTTTACGCATCCCGGGCTTAGTGTAGTTGCCAGCTTCGTTCACGCGGCTGACTTTACCGCCTTCTGCATACTCGTAGAAAGCAGTATCGTCTCGCCGCTGCTTGCGCTTAGGCTTAGGCATCTTACTGGGCATAATTGCGCCCATGCCGCGTGAACTGATCATGACGATCTCCTAGATCATCCGGCCTTTAGTCTTGCCCCGCTGAGCGCAACCATCTGCCCGTTTAGATGCGGAACTAACTGAACCGCCTTTAGCATAGCCTTTGACAGCGCCACCGCTTTTAAACGGGGGCATTCGCCCCATTGACGGAGACATTCTGGGCAGGCTTGACGCGATCTGGGCATTTTTCTCTTGTTGCGTCCGAGCAGCAGCCACTTGCTGTGCCATCTCCGCTTCTTTCTGCTGTTGCAGTTGATCAGCAGCCGCTCGTTGTGTTTGCGCTTCTTTCTGCTGTTGCAGTTGATCAGCAAGAGCTTGCGTTTTGCCTAGCTGCATTCGCTCAGCATCTTTCTGCTGTTGCACAGCGTCTTGTTGCAAGCTGGCGTTTGCAGGACTAGGCCCGGTTTTCCTGCCTGTAACGGTTTGCATCCGCGGCGGGGGAGGAGCAAAGAGGCGTCGTCTCATAAACATTTTAAATAATCCTTCCTTTGGTTTTACCGCGCTGAGCGCAGCCATCTGCCCGCTTAGATGCGGAACCAACAGAACCGCCTTTGGCGTATCCGGCTTCTTGATAAGCCTCGTACTCTCGGGCGGCTTCAGGCACAGACTCACGCATAGCTTTAGCTGCACGGATATCATCCCGGGCAGATTTAGCCATCGTCGGCATCAGGCGGGACAAAAAGTCTTGCTCGCCAGAAATACCTTTCTTCATCATCTCACGGGACTGTTCTAACTTAGCCCGCTCTTTTTCGGTAGGTTTGCGATACGTTGCCATGTCAGCACTTCCCGCCGCCCATCATGCGGACCTGCATAGCTTTGGTCTTGCCTTTCTTGGCAATACCGTCAGCAGCTTTGTGCCCCGGTGCAAGACCGCCGGATTTGTAGGTCATGCCGCCGCCCATCATCTTCTTAGCCATGCCGCCCGCCTTCATCTTGCCTTCGCCATCGGCTGCAAAAGCGGGAACTTTTTTCCCGTCTTTCATAACCATCGGCATACCGCCAGAAGCGTAGCCACCCTTCTTCATGCCCATCTCGGCCATCTCATGCTTGATCATGGACTTGGGAGCACCTTTCTTTTTCATAAAGGCCACTTCTTTACCCATCATAGCTTTCGATTCTTTCATTTCGCCACCTTGGTTGAATTTACGGCCTTTATCGGCCTGCATGAATTCCTTGCCAACCTTTTGTGGGATGCCAAGGCGTTTAGAAGCTGCGGGGTCATTGGCGACCATCGCCATCAGGTTGTGCTGAGCTTTGGTCTTGCTTGGCATTTGCCCTCCCAGTAAAACCTTTTACTGTGTCGGTTTCCCAGATTCGGATTGCAAACCATATTACGGTTAACACCCCGCCAATCAAACCAACAATA